GTCACCGCTACCGTGCAGGTATAGAGGTTGCCGCTCGTGTCCTGAGCCTGCGCGCCGATCGGGATCACCACACCCGGCAGCCCGATACAGGTCACCGTTACTTCGGTCGGCAGCCCCGGATTGCGCAGCATGAAGTACAGGCGCCCGATGGCGTCCTGCATGAAACCGCTGGATGTGGGCGGATTGACGCCCTGGATCAGCGACGCATAGGCGGAATTGGCGTTGGCGATGATCGCCGTATAGGTCTGGGCAAGCTGGCCTTGAGGGGTTTTCAGGCTTGGGTTGAGGTTGCCGCCGAAACAAGCGTTTAAGTCTTGAGAAACCCCCGCCAATATCGCCGCTTCACTCGGCAGAACAACGCCGGTAGCCGTGATCTGGATCGGCGGAACATTGGTAGAGAAGGGCGCTGGAGTGCTCACAAGGTTACTCGCCGCTCGACCCCGGCCGCATCAGTGAAACTCACATATCCGGTCACCTGGCGATTCTTGAGCGCCGTGATGACGCACACCGCGGAGACTACCGTGGGCACGGTCAGGGCCGCGTTGACGATCTGTTCCTTGAAATAGCTGAGCGGTGGAGTTTTCCCGAGGATTTTTGTCAGGTATGGGATGCCCTGCGTGGTATCGTAAAATACGTCTCCTAAAAATGTCTTTATGGCACAAGCGACATCTTGGGCTACAGCATAGGGCGCGGTACACACTGCGATGTTGCCAAGGGCATCGAGACACAAGTCGTTGTTGTCTAGATCAAGCAAAAGCGACGAAAATGGCGCACTCATGTCGGGGGTCCCGTGGTCCCAGAACCGGTGGTAACCCCACCGTGCGTGTGATTATGCAGGCTCTTGGTCTGTCCCGTCACGTCATCGGTAGCGGTCACGGCGCCGCTGAATCCCGCCGTGGGGCTCGTGACGGTCAGGGCGGTTGACGCATTGACGGTCACGTTCGGCGCCTGCAACGTGATTTCAGTCGGCGAAACAAGGTTCATTCCGCCAGCGACGAACTGCACGTATTGCGTCGGCGTGCCGTTCAGGCAACCAAAAATGTACACCCCATCCGCCCAATCGAACATGCGGTAACTGCCGGGATTCGCCGCGGCTTTCGAGGCTTTCACGCTCGATATGTCGCGAGAGCAAAAGCCGCACAGCCCGATATCCCCGGCCTGTGGATCCAGAATGACCGCATGCGCGCCGCCCTGAATCCGCAGATAGGGCACGCTGTAGATTGTTCCATGTGGAACACTTTGCCGCTCGCCGGTCATCTGGTTGACCAGCACTTGCACGTTCACTGTACCCACGGGAGAGACGCCGCCAGCATTGGTGCAGGAAATCACTTTGACCAAATCGAGCGTGCGGATGCGGGATAGCAGCCGTTGGAACAGAAAAATGATCGCGTTCGATTCGTCCGCGTTCGTGCCCGGGGTTTGCTGGCCGAAATTGCTCATATCGGCGCCTGCGTCCCTGCCGCGAGCAAGAAAAGGTCCGTGAACCACGGGCCATCCGGCATCGCCGATTGCAGGGTGTGGGTCATTTGCATTATCTGAAACGTGCCGTTGGTGCGCGGGATGGCATTCCCCGACAGGGTAATCTGGCCGCCGAACTTGAGGCCCGGATTGTAGAGGACGCGCGCGTAGATATTGCCCCAAAAGCTGTCGATCGACGGGTATCCGACGATGCCGGTATTCGGCGTCAGGGTGATTGATTCGCTCGGCCGCGGCGTGCCCTTGGGCGCAATGATGATCGTGGTCGGGTTGTTGCTAGGAATCGATATTTTCTTTGAGACCGGGCCATAATCGTAGAAAATATCGATATTCGCGTGCGCGACGATCGCGCAGAGCTGGTCGCCCAATGTCCCCGGAAAGTAGGGTCCGCTCAATGTCTGCTGTACGCCGACGTTCTGGAACTGGGCACCCATCAGGGCGGCGATGCGGGATACCATCGTCGCCACGTCAGCGCCTCCACCGCTGCCAAAGCTATTGGGGGTCGCCGCATTGATCGTTTCCAGGTACAGCGTGCGCGCCATGATGGTCAACGCCACATTCGACGCATCCTGATAGTTCGGCTGCGCCGCGACAATCTGGCCGGCGTAGGCCGTCGTCCAGCCATTCCCGGTATTCGCTTCGACCAGAACCGCGTTGTACAGGGTGCCTTTCGGGTGGGATTGAATGTCCGTCAGCGTGTTCATGTCGGCCTGGAGTAGGCCGTAAATCTCGATTTCAGCCGCGGGCCACGCCGGGTATTGCTTCGTGTCGATGCGCGCCGATGAGCGTAAACCGGCAATTTGCAGCGTATTGCTGCCGTTCGAGAACGTGCCGGCGCCAGAAAGCACGAAGGTGTGCCGCAGTTGGCGCTCAACGAAAACGTTCACAGGTCGACCGCCTCGAGATAGATCAGCGCGAACCGGCCGCCGAAGCCCGTGTAAATGGGATCGCTGGTCCCCTGTTCATCGACGAACACGAAATCACCGACAAAAGCCGTGTATTGCGTGTCGGCCAGCAACCGGCAGAGGTTGTAGCAAGGGATGCCGGTCTTGATTGGCATCCCATTGAGCGAGACGTCGAAGAAGGTCACAAGGTTCGTGGCCGGCAGATTCAGGGGGTTCGGCTGCGCGAAGGTGTACCAGTCGGCGTTCACAGCCTCCGTATAGACGCTCAGGGAGGCGTTCTGCCCATCCAGTACGATGTTGAGGGTCTGAGCGGGAACGGCCGATATGGGCACCTGGAGCATCACTGAATGCCCACGGTGGCGAGAGGGGCGGTAACGCCGGGATCTGGCGCGGTTGCTGTCACGGTCCCTTGGGATGCGTTCGGGACCGCCGAGGGGCTGGCGGCGTTGCTCGTGTTCGGCGTGGTCGAGTAGTTGGGGATTTCCTGGATGATCTTCTGAAAGTACAGGTACACCTCCTCGAAATAGGCATCCGGTGCCCCTTTGCGCTCAATCTCAAACCGAGACACGCTGCAGTCGATATGCGTCTTTTCCGGGGTCATGATCGTGTAGAGGTTGATGGATCCGGAAACCGCCTCGCAATTAGCCTCGAACAGCGTGCGATCGTCCAAGGAACCGCCCTTGACCATTTTCACGGCGTATTCAGGCGGCAGGCGCACCTTGTTGTAGCTGGTGAATGATCCCTGCTGCACGGGGTAATTCGAGATGCGCCACTCAGCGCGCTTGGAGAATTCGCGGATGGAATCCGGTTGAATCACCCGGGTAGCGTCCGGCGTAGTCCCATCGGTTCCCGCGGCCGGCTGATCGAAAATTCCCCACAAGGATTGCTGCGTCGCACCTCCCAAGACGGTCCCGATCGAGGATCCCAAGTTGACGAAGGCCTCGATTGAGGGCAACGGCGAGCGGTTGAGCGGCGGGACACCCGGAAGATTGGGGACGTTCGGGAATAGCAGACTCACGGGATCATCCCCGTATCAACTTGGAACGTCAGACCCTGACGGCGTTTGTTCATTTCCGCCATGAAGTCAACCGCCACGGCCTTGCCGTCCGTCGCCTGCGTGTTGATCGTGACGCCACCATTGATTGTGAGCGACGCATCGCCGGCTTTCGCGGGCGCTCCCGCATTGCTTCGGGCCCGGCGCATTTCGTTGATGACGGCCGGCACGTAATTAATGGTCTCTTTCGGCACTGTCCCGCGTGCAATGTTGTTGGCTAGATTTCCTTGGCCATCATTGTAAGCGGCTAGCGCCTTCGCCCAATTCCCGTAGACATGATGCAGGCGTTCAAGCTCTGCCGCAGCCATCTCGATATCGCGCCGTGGATCGCGACCCGCTCCCGGAAAGACGGACGGCATCAACTGCATGATGCCAACGGCACCCTTTGGGCTGACTGCCGAGGGGTCCATATTGGATTCCCGCTTGGCAATGGCCGGCAGCATTCCCGCGGGTAAATTATGGCGCTCTTCAGCCGCTCGCATGTCGATGCCGAATATTCCGCTGCGAAACCAAGAGCCTATTTTCCCAAGTATATCTTCGGCAGGCTTGACGAATACCGGGTCATTTTTCAGTTTCTCCCACGCCCTTTCTGGGTGGGTAAAGTTCGTGTCTTCGTCAACCGACTTCCCGATAGCCGCCGTCACATCGGAGAAATCACCCGATAGAATCTTGCCAATTTCGGCGCGCACACCCTGCAATTTTGTGAGCAACGAATCGACTTGCTCATTGACCTTAGCGAAGAAGTTCTTCGGGTCTTCGCTATTGAATCCCGCGATCCAGTCGCCAAAAGCCAGGGATATCTTCTCGACTACCGGCAACAGTCGCTGCATTGTCGGCGTGATCTTTTCAAGGAATTCCTTGCCGATTCCCTCGATGATCTTTTGCGTAAGCTCCCACTGCTGCTGCAGCTTCAATGCCTCGCGTGTGTTGTCCTGCGTGGTGCGCTTGGTCGCTTCTTCGGCCTCTTTCAGTAGCTTCTGCTGATCGGCAGGGGATGCCATGCCGTATTGCAAGATGTCCTGCGGAACGCCCATCGATAGGGCGTATTGATAGCTCTCTGGCGTCTTCTTGAAGAGCGCGAAAAACTCCTTGTAAATGTCGATCGAACTGCGCACCCGGCCCTGGTCGTCACGCAAATGCACGCCCAACTGCGCGAAATACTGGAGCATGTTCGAGGGTTGCCCCTGGCTGAACATCTTCGTAAGCTCTGCATTCAATTGCTGGAGCGCGTTCTGCCCGCCCTCGGCAGATCCGCCGGCCAGATGAAGCAGGGTGTTGAACTGATCTATGGACCGCGCGGAAAGCCCCAGGTTGCGCGAGAACAGGAATAGCGAAGCTTGCGCCTGATTGACTCGGGTGAGGAAGCTGAGCAGCCCCTTGACGCCCTCAAACCCCACGAAGGCGATTGCGATATTGCGGGTGAGTTCGGTCAGCGTCTTACTGATCGATTCCGTGGATTTCTTGAACGAGCCCTGGAGATCGCGCTGTGTACGGGTCGCGTCTTCGGCGCCCTTCTTATACTGGGAGCCGTCAAGTTTGAACAGTACGATCAGTTCGTCGACCACGGTACTCATGATCTAATCACCCTTGTTCATGATGTAGTCATTATGCGAATCGACGCTGATAATTTCCAGTAAGTTATGGAGATCGAGCACGCCATACACGGTTTGCAACTCGATGAGGGTTGCCTTACCGATGGACACCACCGTACCGATCAGGGCCGGTACGTTCTCGTAATCGATCAGCTCGCCAGCGCGGCGGTGGGGGATGCGAACGCCGAAGTCAATTTGCTGGCGAGCCCGACAAAACCCGTGTGAAGCTCGAATAGGTCAATCCGCAGTTTCAGCCGGGTTGCCACCTCTTCAATCTGCGAGGCTTCGCCCGCGGCGATGGGCTGCAAAGGATGACTTGGATTGTGCTCATACCGCACGCACTCGAACATCTCATCCATGAGCGGTTTCAAAACCTCGGCGCGCAGTTGGTAGAGCGATTCCAGCCCCATCAGCGCAAATCCCGCCATGCCGGCCTGTCGCGCGCCGTCGGGGATCGAAGCGCCCGCATTGGTAAGAGCCAGAAACGCGCGTGTCGCCCACCATTCGGCCTGATCTGCACTCATCTCCTTGAGCACGAATACCTTGCCCTTGTCACGACCCTCAGCGGTGATCGTGACCTTTACCTCGCGGCGTGCCATCAGTAATTGCTCGGCGTGACGTAGTTCCACATGATCTGGTAGTGGACCGGCTGCAACGTCTTCTTGGCGCTCGGGAATGGCGTTATCTTCATCAGGCCGCCATTCGTCAGCGCGAAGGACTTATTGATCGCAGGCAGCAGGATAATCATGCTCGCCGGGTACTTCTCCTGAGCGGAAATCTCCGCTGCGCTCCAATCCTCGAACACGCTGATGCTGGGGCTGTTCGCCTGTAGCGCGATGGTCGAGGGAGTCAGGAAGGGGATGTAGGCGAAGCTCGCCACCCCATCCACGCCCAGCACCATTTCGCCGGTATCCACGAGATCGGACGCAAAAGCGTCGTCGGTCGCGAACTGTTGGATGATCTGCGGCGCCGAGAACACGGCGGGAACCAACAGAGTCATTTGCGCATTTGAGCTTGTGATACTCGCCATGGAAGTGTCCTATTGAACGAAGGTCGAGCTTAGGTTCAAGGTATGCACCGAACCCCCATTAGTGTAGAAAATATTTACCTGCCGAGGCCCGCGATTCGCGCGCACTATGGCGGTCGCCGGAACCACTTGCAGATACCACCCCTGCTGCAACAGCGGCGTCGAGATGTCCACGCCGGCGGCGGTGGCCAGTTCCGCGATCTGAGCATTGCTCAATTCCACGCCATTTTGGATCGTGCCGAAATTGACCGCAGCGCCGATGGGATCGAGCATCGCGGCGCGGATGAGGTTGTCACCGCGCGGGTTGTTCGGCAGGGACTTGACCTGAGTCATCAACGATATTCCGGCCTCGACCAACGAGGAATTGAAGTAAATCTGAGCAACGTATTCATCGATCCATTCCCACTGGCCGGTGATGCCGCCCGCGTACAAGAACTGGAACTGGCTCGCCTGTGTCGCAACGTTGGCGTAGAACGAGTAGCCATTGCTTTGCAACGCAGCGGCCTGCGTCGCGCTCGTGATCTGCGGGACCAAAGCCCCGTTCGACTTGAACGCATAATCGACGTAACCATTCATCTCAAAGAAATCGATCGATGCCGTGATGCCGCAGATGAAGGCCGCGACTTGGCCAGGCTGCGTGCCGGCAGCGGGAACGTCATAGACCGGGACCACGCCATTGTAAGCCGCGACCAATGGACCGAAGGCAGCGGAGGCCCCTTGAGAAAGCACGGCGGCATTTGAGTCCTGACACACGTACATGAACTGCTGATTCTGCAATTGCAGCCAATTCGCGTAATTCAGTTTGGCGCTGAGCGTCACTTCCGCCACCGTCATGAACGGGCACCAGTTCGTGGTCTGGCTGGTGACGACGTTCATCATGCCGGCCTGCGTCTGCGCGACGGCGCCCGGCGAGATAACAGCACCGGTCGCTTGAGTCAGTAGCAGCAGCGGCGAGAGCGACGTGTCTGTGGGATTGGCGACCGATGAACTCGCGCCCGCGCTCGCGCTGGTGATGACAAAGGCTTGGCGCAACGAATCGTAGGTGCAGGTTGCGGCAGCACCTAATGCGCTGGTGATGATCGATGCGGCGTTCGAGAAAGACGTGGCCGCCGCTAGACTGATGGTCGAGGTCGTGATCGGGGTTCCATCCACCACCACGTCGATCACGCCGGAAAAGGCCTGGATCTGCGCCAGATTAAACCCGGAAACGGAGCCGCCGCGCAAATAGCCATGCACGGAACCAGCGTTGAACTGAACGAAAAAGAGCGTGGTGGGAAGCTGCTGCGCGCCGTTGAACCCGCTGAAATAGATACCGGCCAGTACCGTCTCGGGAGCCGTGGCGCCGAACCACGCGGCGACCGCATTGTAGTTCGAGAAGGCGAGAACCATGCCGATCGGAATCGATGGATCGGTGGTGATGAATACCGCGTTCAGTGTCTGATTCGTCCCGCCCGCCGAAAGCACGCTCGGAGTCGAATTGACGAAGTAGGTAGCCGGGATCGATGGGCTCATGGCGGTGTGGCTCCGGAGGGCGGGAATTCTGCGTCAACGTTTTTCGCAACGACGTCGAGTGTAGTGGAGAACGTTTGTCCTGTCACGACGGTTGGGTTGTAGTCGATCGACGCCAACAGCATCCAGCGTTCTAGATATTGATCCTCGGCGGTGATGAGCGGCATCAAGCGTGCGTCATCGGCATAGAGCGGCTGACACACGGAGCCCAAGGCTTCGCACGCATAATCGTCGCGAAAAAGCGTTCCAACCATCTTGGCCCAGTCGTGAGAATTCGGGCCATAGAAGTCGAATTGCACATCGAGCTTGGTCGATGCAAGGCTCGATGTGATGCCGGGCTGCGCGGGCGTCTGCAAAAACCCATCCGTGTCAGTATCGAAATTCGTCGCGAGCCGCTGATCCGTAACGATGGTCATGGCGATAAAAGCCCCCTCGGGCATCGGGACGCGATTGCCTAACCCCAGGATCACCGGGACGGGGGGAGAGCCGCCGATGATGCCCTGGATCAAGGAGCGCAGCGCTGCTTCGACGTCCGATGTCTGAGGGGAAACCGTGGCGTTCATGGTTAGAATTGCTCCAGCGCAACGCTCTGGCCTCGCAGCGCATGCGTCGAGTCATCGAGGAACTGAATCATGCCGTCATTGATGAACGAATGGCAGCGGACAGCAACGCCGTCTCCCCTGACCCAATTCACCAATAGGCTCGGACTGATGGTCGGCTTGTCGAGGTTGCCGTTGAACGTCCAGCCCGCCGTCCAGCCGTGGCCGCATTCGCAGCCAGGGCAAAAGATCGCGTGCGTGAAGTCAGGATTCCTCTCAAAGGACTTGACCGGGTGAGCGACCCAATGGGACTTGGGATCGTCGTCGTATTCGAGCCATTTGCGCTTGTCGGTCATACTGGGCCCGTCTGCAAAATAGCAATGACCTTCGACCACCCAGAATTCCAAACCTCAAGCGCTTCGCTCGTGAGCCATGTGCATACCGGCTGGCCAGGAAATGGCGGGAATGTCAGCAAATCGCCGCCTTTTTGTGTCGCGCGAACGATGCCTTCGGTACTGCCGTAACCGTAAACCACACGCATCACGCCCTGCAAATTCAGGAATTCTGCATGCCGAATATCGCCTGTGGTCATGGGCTGAACCTGGATCATGACCGATTGGGCTGCGAGAAACTTCGGCTTGCGCTTGCCGCTCGGGAGCGTGTCGTAGCCCGCGCTGCGCTCGATAGTCGCCATGATGTCGGGGTTGATCGACTGGACAATTCCGCGGGTTGCCGTGTGGAGGTTCACGCTTTCACCTCATAATTTACGGCCTCTACCATAATCTGCTGATCGAGCAATGGCTGCGCCCGGTCGCCGGCCGCCCCAGACTCGCCGCGCGCCACGCGCTGCGCAGCCTCGCCCACGGTCTTACCCGATATCACGAGACCCGGGTCATCGTCAGCCATCTTGCGCAGCATCAGGGTAATCGGCGACAAAGCCGCGAAATTCCCGCTGCGGATCGATTCTTGAAGCTGCGCCGACATTTCGATTCCCATCAAGGTCAAGGCTTGGCGGGTGTCGTAGCCTGACGCCTTGAGCGCCGCCGCGAACATCTTGGGCCACTCCGGTATCCCCGCGGCAATCATCTGCCGAAAGAACGGCCGGGGCGGGGATGTCACGGTGCCGAACTCGTTCCAAAATGCGACCTGTGCAACCGACAGGCCGCCTTGCTTCGGCCGGTGAACCGCGGCGGGGTAAGTCGCCCCCTCCAAAAAGCCCACCTTGACGTATTTCCCGGTCGCAATCTTCTTGCCGAGCGCGGCCAGCGCCTTCCCGGCCTTATCGCCACCCTTAACCGTAGCGCTAGAAGCCGCCATTACCGAACGGATAGCCCCAGGGCTGGCCGATCCGACCCTGGCGTGAGGGAAAGTACCGCATCGTCCTGAAAGCCGCTGTGGCGGTCCAGAAGGTGGCACCCCACTGCGTCTGTACAAAGTACGCCTGATTCGGTCCAGCCGGGCCCGTCTCATATTCAGCCGTCGCCGATACGCTACCCTCGGAACCATCCGAGATGCGCCCCACCAATCCGGTGGCGGGCGTCGACCCCACTCCATTGTTGAGCGCCGTGATGTGGCACGTCAGCAGGTACAGCAGCGTTTGCCGTAAGTTCGCATCCTGCACACGACTTCCACAGGTGTTGTTGAGCAGCGTGGTTGCCAGCGTGAAGTTCTGCGATAGCACCGCCGACTGAGGCGTGAATACCGGGTAAAGCCCCAATAATTCCGCCAAACTGAATTGCACCAACCCCAATGTCGGTGGCGGACAAGATGGCGGGCAGGAGACGACGGTCATGCGCGTGCGTTGTACGGCTCGACCTTGCGGATTCCAACGCGCGGGTCTTTGACCGGGTTCAACGGTTCGAGCTTCGTGGTCAGGTTCTCGCGCTCGCGACTCGCAGCGCCCGCGCTTTTCGCTTCCGGTTGCGCAAAGATCAGCCCTTCCTTCACGAAGCCCAACTTCTGATTGCGCTTGAGCCATTCGTCCCAGAATGCCTTGTCGACGTTCGGGGTCAGCGCCCACTCACCGGCGGTGGCTTTGGATCCCGGCTCCAAGCCGGTCAGTGTGCCATTGATGCGAACACGCTGATATTTTGCGTCATCCTGAATGCCGGTGGTCGGGTCGTACCCCAACTCAAGATGGACTCCGTGAGGGAGCTTGCAAGCAACGACAACGGTATCAGCCATGGGATTCACTCTCCGATTCGGTGGATGGTTCAATGATGAGCTCTTGGCCCGAGGGTTCCGCTGAAACCGGCGGCTCGCTCAACTTGGATGCTTCGGCAACAATGGCCGCTGCCTGCGCCTGCGCTTCCGCCTCGGCGACGATGGCCGCTGCCTGTGACTGCTCCGCGGCTTCAGCCTCGTGCGCTTCGCGTCGGCCGTGCTGCAAATGAACGTTGCTCATGCGAAGGTGCTCCAGGTTGAAATATGGGCAAAGCCCCATGGCCCACAATTACTTGTGACGACCCAAGGCGTTAATTCCGCGTTCAATGCTACTCCCGAGATTGCGCTGCCGTCCACCAGCGCGGCATAAACCGGGGATCCCGATTGAGCGCCGCCTGCGAATCTCATGCGCAAATTTCCCGCTGCGAACACAGTTGCCGGCAGTCCTGAGCGCAGATACCAGAAGCCATTCTCGAAATAGACGCGATTCCAGTCTCCATGGACCGGCAGGAGATAGCGCAGCAATTGCCAGGGAGCCGTGCGGGTGTTGGCGACCGTCCCTTCAATGGGATCGGCCCAGACGAAATGACCCATGATGGTATTGCCGGGACCCGCGACATAACCAGTCGTCTGCGGGCCGCGGCGCGGCGTCGAGAGAAGGGCGGTAACGCCAGATGTTCCGCCAGCCTGCCCGGTGAGCGCGGTCATTGACTACCTGCGATTGCTACATGCGACAACAATCGACCCGCACAATATAACCATCGCTTTCAATGCCGATTGAAAATCGTGAAAAGTTCGATTTTCTTCATCATCGTCAGTGCTTTCTATCGACCAAGTATCGTCGTCACGATATACCAATCGATATGTGACGATATCTTTCATCCAAGCATCTGCGCGACCGCCATGGGGCGGAAAATCACAGCGCCTAGCGATGTTTGGGATCGCTTTTGTTTCCAGCTCGACGTGTCCTGCACGATATTGTGCGCGCGCATCTTCTCGGTGAAAGCCACCTCGACCGAACGTTGGCCCTCAACTTCCTCGACCCACAACTGCACGAGCTGGCCGGCGGTCGTCGCGTACTCAGGCACGTCGACAATGCGCAGGTTCGGGAAGTTGTCCTTCAGCGACTTGTACACGTTGACGTTGTACGTCGAGATGTAGTTCAGCGCCGCCTTGTTCTGCGGGGAGAGCGCCAGCACCATCTTGTCGGTTTCCGTGATGGTGCCGTTCATCTGGCCCTGTAACTGAATGAACAGCCGCACGATATCCTGATAGACGGTCAACGCGGTGGCCGATGCGTTCGTCAGCCACGAATAGGTCGGCGTGATGGCAGCGGGAAGACTGGGATCATTGGTCAACCCGTAATTCTGCAAATTCGTCACGCCAAAGAGATAGGTGTAGTTCTGGTACTTGTTCAGAATCAGCGCGGAGGCAATCTGCAAGCGAGCAGCGTAATCCACCTTCGCCAAGGCGGCATTCGCCAACTGCTTCTCTCCGTACTGCGTGAACGTCTGGTAATGGAAACTCTGCCGCTGCGGGAAGTTCAAGTTCGCTTCCACGCTGCCGTTGGTCGAGTAATCGCCGTAGGCGGCGACCTCGCCCTCAGATTCGACGACGGTGAACATCACCACATTGTCGGTCCATGAGCCGTACTTCTTTTCGAGTCCCGCGACTTCGGCGGCGCGCATCGGCGCGACCAGCACTTCGATCAGTTTCGGATCAAGGTACGTCGAGAGCAGCGCCGGGATACCCGCGTTGCTCACCGTCACGAGTTCGCTCTGTGCGTCCATGGCGATCCGGCCGGCGGCATCGCGCGGCAGCCAATCCTCATACTCGAGCGTACCGCTCAAGCCGAACTGGGCGCGGATGGCGTCGAGAAGCATTGGGCCTTGACCGGCTTTGATCGCGGCGTCGAAGGCAACGGGATTGTAACCATTCATAAATTAGCCCCAGGTCGAAATAATGGCGAGTGTACCAAGAGAACCGATGAAATTCACAGGCGCAGAAGCTGAGCCGATCGGATTACCGGCAGGCGTGACCGTGTACGGTCCCGATCCTGCGGTAATTTGAGTGTTCGATGGAATCGATGCAGTGCCGTTCGCGAGCGCGAGCGTCTGCCCGATGGTGACCGTACCGGAAGCCGTCGAGGTCACGGTGAGCGATCCCGCCGCGCTGATGTAGCCCGCGAACACCGCAGGAACATAGGCGGGAGTGTCGACGTAGAAGGGCGTTTCCACCGCATTCTTTGCCGTCATCGCGCCGCCGGATACCGCTGTGGCTCCAGTGTAATTGGTCGAGTAGGTTGCACCCGCGCCGCCGGCAATCGTGCCGGTCAACTGTCCGGTGATGAGAACGCCGTTCGTAATGCCGGCCGTGGTGATGTTCGCGCCGGTCACGACATCGCCCGCAACCAGCGTGCCGCTCGCGAGCGTCGTGACGGTCAGAACACCAGTGGTCGCTGCAATGGATCCGGTCGTGATGGCGGCCACCGTGGTCGTGGTGCCCGTGGCTGCGGCATACACTGAACCGGTGGCGTAGTTCGCGAACACCTTTTGTCCAGCGGTAGCGCCCAAGGGGAAGTTCGCCCAGAACGCGCCCTGACTGAACGGCGTGACCGGCTGGCCGGCCTCGATGTAGCTTTCCGTCCCAGCAAGAAACGGCACGATGATGGCCTGATCGTCGTTGTGAATGAAGCCGAGCTTGGCCGCAATCGACCCGGTATAGGTGCCGTACACCAACCCGCCGATCTGATCGGCCCACGCGAACTGCCCGACATACGGCTGGTTCGGTGAAGGAGCTGCGATTAGGCGGGCAACCTTACCGCCACCCAGGATGACCGTGCGTAGTCCCGCGCCGGCAAAGTCACCCGCTTTGGCAACGCCGGGCTGCGGGTTGATGACGCTTTGAAAACCGTTGGGCGCGAGAGTCATGGATCAGCCCCAGGTCGAGATGAGGGCGTTTTCGCCCGGGTTGGCGTAACTGTTCACTTTCCAGGCGGTCAGGATGCTGCCGCCAGCGCCCATGGCACCCGGGCTGCCGCTCGAAAACACCGCCTGCTGGCCGGTCACGCTGTAGGGACCGCTGCCCGCCAGGATCGTGGAGCCTTCCGTGACGCCGACGCCGTTCAGCACGCTGCCGACGGCCAAGGAACCCGATCCCGTGGTCGATGCGGTGAACTGACTGGCCGATGTTCCGGTGAGCAACACGGGCACCGCCGCACTGCCGACCGTCTGTGGTGATCCGCTCACCGTCCAGGACGTTCCGCTGCCGGCCGTCAAATAGGTGCCAGGATTCAAATTGATCTGCGTCGCCGTCTCGCCCGTCGCGGGTGAGGTCAGGGTGATCGACTGCCACTGCGCGATCGCGCCCGTGAGGGTAGAGGAAACCGTGAGCGTGTTGCCGACTATGTACCCGGTCCCCGTCCAGCCGACGGTGCCAGCCGCGATGTAGCCCGTGCCGACCCATGCGGTACCCGCCGCAGTGGCGGCAATGGCCGCGCCCGTGATCGGGTCCGCGTACACGTTTTGACCAGGGGAGGCGCCGTTCGGGAACATGTCCCAGAAATCGCCCTGGCTGAAAATCGCCACCGGCAATCCAGCCGGAATCAGCAAGGTACTGAACCCCAGAAAACTCGTGATAAGCGCGTTGTTCGCGCGATGCACGAAGCCGATTTGAGCACCCGAAGTTCCAGGCGCCTGAGTGACGGCGCCAGTCGATTGATTCGCCGAACAGAAGTTTCCCGCCAAAATGCCGCCGGACGGAGCCACCCAAATCCCGGGCCCCGCAAGCAAGATGGCCCGCGGGTTCGTGCCGAAGAAATCCCCTTGCTGGCCCTGCGCCGGCAGGACGTTGATGACTTGCTGAAACCCGGTGTTGGTCGGCTGAGTGAGTGCCATGGGTTATGCCTGCCAGGTCGAGATTTTGGTGATCGTGCCGGCTTGGCTGGTCATCGCCTCAGAGCCGACCGCGGTCGAATTCGCGACCGTGTAGACACCCACGCCGCCGTAGGTGCCGCTCACGAAACCGTTGATGATCGTGTTGGCCGGGACGTTGGTTCCCGCGACGAACTGCCCGATGGCAATCGTGCCCGTCACCGCAGATGTGGTGAGCGTGTAGGCACCATTCGCCGATGCGGCGATCACGCCCGTAAAAGATGCCGCTGCCGGTACCGCATTGATGGCGTAGAAGGGCGTCGCATAATTGCCACCCGACGTCGTGGATGCCGCTCCAGTGCCCGATGTCGCGTAGACCTGAGCCGCGGCGGCAGCCGCAGCCGCGAAGTTCGCCCAGACATCGCCCTGGCTCACACCAACCACCGGGAGGCCCGCGGTAATGGTCGTGTTGTTGAAACCCAAGAAGGCGGTAATCATCGCCTGATCTTCGATCTGCACGAAGCCGAGCAGCCACCCCGATGAGTAGGTCGCGCTCGCGATCCCGGACGCCGGGTTGAACCAAGCGAAATTGCCGCAAATCACCGTGCCATCGGAGACATAGCCCGCGATCGGGCCGCCGATGAAAGCGCGTGGATTCGCGCCCGCCCAATCGCCTGGCTTACCCGGCGCGGGCTGAGTATTGACGAATTGCTGAAAGCCTGCGAGTGCCATAAATCAGCCCCTTATTGGAAGCGCGCGAGCCCCGGGAAGGCGGCCAAGAGGGCGGACCCACCCACCGAATCGCCGACGATCTTGGCCTTGGCCGGCGCAGCGCGTGACTTCAAGGATTCGACATTGGCCTTGAGGGCCGCAAGAGGCCAGCCGGTGCCGTCGATCTTGTTCTTGCCGAGCGCGTAGACGTAGACCGCCTCGGCGGAATCGAGAGCGATCACACCGACCAGCGGCTCGACCGCCTTGCGCGCTTCGGCCAAATCGTTGACCGCCGTCATGATGGATGCGCGCTGTTCCTTGCGATCATTCGCGAGCAATGCTTCGACTTCGGCCTTCGTCAACTTGCCGTCCATGCCCTTATTTTTCGGGTCATCGGCCGGCTCGGCGGGTGTCGCATCCTTCGCGGCCTTGGCGTCTTTCGCCTTCTTGTCCTCGGCTTTCTTCCATTCGTCGCGAGCGCTTTTCTTGTCCTTGGCCTCCATCTTTTCCCACTCATCGGCCGTCTTGCCGTAACAGTCGTGGGCCTTGTCCTCGGCCGCTTCGCGCGCAGCGTCCTCGGCTTCCTTCTTTTCCTCGTCCATCGCGGCGTCGAAGGCGATCACGTCCGCGTCATTCGCGAAAGTGAGCTTGGGGAATCGGGCGGCGTACTTCGATTTCATGGGGGGCTCCGAAGGAACTGAATCTGGAACGATGGCTTCTGGTCCAACTCTTGCTTCGTCAACAAGAGCTAAATGATTTCCTACCAATCCTCTCATGACGGCATCCCACTGTAAACCATCCTTAGAACCCGGCGTCAAGTCGCAGGTGAATCGGTAGCCGCATGACAACTGTTCCTTGTCGCCGCTCTCGATTAAATCGATTGCTTCTTTCGTCCAGACAGACAGCGATGCAGTGAGATAGGGGTGCTCATATTTCACGTTGCTGACCGCGCCAACAACAAGCCTTTGCTCGGGCTCGTTCGCTGAAACGGCCTTATGAATAAGCAATAGCGGGATACCTTCGTAGGTTGGCGCGGCCGCCTCAAGCTCGGCCGGGTCCCGATACAGCATGTATTTTTTTGCTGGATCTAAGCCCAATTCCTTGTAGTTCGGAATTTCAGCGCCCCAATACGGATTGACGCAGGCTTTCGAGATGATCGCTTTTTCGACACGCATGCGTCCGTCGATGTCGAAGCTACGCGCTGATCTGTCGAAAACGATTGTCATGCGCGCAATGTTAGACCTAAGCGCCATCGCGCCGCAAACGCTCGCGCTCGATCAGCTTCTTGATGTCAGGATCATTTACGCCGGGAATTATTTTCCTGTAGTAGCAGCGGCACCCGATGGCCGTGTGCGGCCAGACCCATTCGCCATCCAAATAAGCGCCTTTTTTCAATTCGTAAATGCTTCCGCTGAACGCCAGGTGGGACGGTCGCGGATGTTTCACGGCATGTGAGTGCATCCAAATGGCGTGCGTAATTCCAGCCTCGGTCGCGCGCACGTTGTCGATCAGGGCCATAGCCTTGGACGTCTGATCCCGCGAAATCAGCGCCGCGCGCCGCACGCTCATCCCGTGCCGCTCGCGCAATGTCTTGGCGATCGACTCCAAGTCCTGGCCCTTCATCACGCCGGCCCAGACCGCATTCTGCACACCGTCCAGATAGTCGCGCGGCAGGTTCTTGATGAGCCCCACATTCCAGCCGATCACGGCCTGGTATGCCTCTTTCGCCGCCGGCGTAGGCTGAAATTGCACTGTAAAACCCGCCTTTTTGAACGCGGCGGCATTCGAGATATCGACGTGGCGGGAACTTCGCTGTGCAAACTTCTTGGCAATGTCGGCCGACATGGCATCGAACTTCGACACCCAAGCCGAACCCCATTTGTTCACGGCGCGCTTCAACCCGATAGACGGTGAGGCATCTTGAGCCAGCCCGATCGTTGGCTCATTGCGCTTGAGGGCCGCCAGAATGTGCAACTCCATGCTGCCGGCCATGGCGTCAAGCAATCGCTTCAATTGATCGTAATACCACGCGCACAGGGCCGCAGAGGGCACGATCGGGGGTAAGGCGGTAGTCTCGGGTGCGAGGAGCTTCATCGCCGTCTTACGAGCGCTCCGCGAAAGTACATTGCGCCTGGAGGTGCCTTGGGTGGTTCTTTTCGCTTGACTGCGGGCGCAACGGAATCGGTCACCTGTCGAGGCGATTCCTTCCTAGTTTTCGTCATCGTCACCGTCATCCTCAAAACCAGAAGGCGATTGCATTTGGGGAGGCGGGTCCGGGGGCGCGCCGGACAGGCCGTCATATCCGCTGTTGGGATCACGAGCAATCCGCTCACGTTCTTCTTCCGGTGATACGACGCCCGTCTGAATATACGCGCTACCGGCCTCGGCATCGCTCTTGCGCACGCGGGCGAGCCCTTCGCCGTCAAGCTCCGTCAGTTCTACGAATTCATGCACTATGTCATCGTAGATCTTGCCCCATAAATGGCACTGTATCGTATGTGATGTCATCACGATATGGTCATCGAAATCATTGACTTGCTGCGTCTTCACGTAGTCGTACCAGACCTGCATTTCCTCCTCACCCGACGCATTGAGGCCCGACGGGGTGATACCAGTCAGCTTCACCAGCGGGATATGCGACGGCGGGCACATGTGCTCTTGCGACTGCGCCTGGAGTTCGGCCAGCCCCGAAAGCGGCGTGTTGACCTGCAAGAACTCCTCCGTGTCCTTGTCGAGCATCATCAGACCTTCGTTGTCGGCGGTCTCGGTGAACAGTTTGGCGCGATTGCCGTATTCACCGCTCGTGTCCTCACCCGAGAGCGTTGCCGCCATGTTGGTCTTGAGCACGCTAGTGCGGAAATTGCGAATGATGCGCGCGACGGCATTGCGGGTGCCGAGCCATTGCTCGATGTCGGGCTCGCAGAGCTGAGTGAGTGACATGCCCGAGAAGTTGAAGGCCGGCTTGTATAGATCCGGCAATTCTCGCGAGACGAAAATCATGAGCCGCGAGGCGTGAGTCTGCTTGCCGAGGATGAACCACCACACCGGCTTGTAGAAATCCGGGCTCGTGGGGTCGTTTGTCTCGTACCAATAGGGCGTCGTCCAGTAGGGCTCGATGACCTGAAATCCAAGCAATGAGCCCTTTGGGATGCCGGTGGGGTCGATCATCAGCGGCTTTTTGCGCGTGTCGTCGTCCAACTGGTTTTGGATGCGGATGTAGATCTGTGAGCGGCCAAAAAATCCATCCTGCAACTGCGCCCGCTTGAACGCTCGGCGGACCTTGAAATCCTTAAACGCCTTTTCAAGCTCCGCTATCTGTTCGCTACGATCCTCCGTGCCGTTGCTCTTGAACTTGATCCACTTGCGGGTCATCTCGTTCGCGGTCGTCTCGGACGGCGCGCGGTACTCGCTGATGCGCTGTTTCTCGGCAAGGTACGGGTAGCCAGGGAATCCAAGCCCCGATTGGAACTGATTCGCGTACTGGTAAAATGGCAAGATTTGCGCGCTGTCGAAGGCGATGTACGGCACGTCGGTACTGTCCATCACCATAGCATTCGGGTTCTTGACGACATCGGGCGGGATGACGCCAGGCGGCAGGATGGGCGGCTGGAATCGAATCTTCTTTCGCGGCTTCGCCTTGACCGATGCGAGAATGTTCTCGGAAATACGCATGACTGGCGTCGGGCGCGCGAGGGCTTTGTAGTCGAGCGCAGGGGCGGCCTTCTTGCGCAGCAACCAGGATTTAAGCGACATGTTCGCGGTCTGCCAGCAGGTTGGGGTTGATTTTCATCGGAGGTTTTTGAGGCGCGAACAACATCATGGCGGAATCTGCCAAATTTGGACTTTGGGATCCTTCAGGGGCCTTGTCGATGAGCATCTTTCCCGCCGTATTCTGCGAGTATGTGGGTTGCGATAGCTCAATGAGCAGGCGCGGCAGTTCCTTGAATCCCTTGGCAATGCTGATGACCATCTGCGGATCATACGTCTGACCGCTCACCGCGCGCCACGTTTCTTGGAACATGAAGCGCAGATGCCACCAGCTCTGCGATTTTTGGTTAGCAAAGAAATCCTCGTTCTTTCTCCCCGGAATCATCATTCGTTCCGGGAACAGCACCTTGCCTGATCCACGGAACGGCTCGATCGCGATCGGCTTCTGACCGACCGCACGGCGCCGTGCGTTGATGATTCTCGCGTCCCCCGTGATCCCGGCCCCCAGCCCGTCGTTGTCGTAGGCGAAGGATTGCAGCCCGTGCGTATCGGCCAGCAGGAACGCCCGCTCGCAGGTGGCAAAGATGTCAGACCCCTTGCCGCTCCAGGACTCGGCGTGCAGCAACACGTTGCCGTGGCGCACCGCGAAGGCGTTCTTGTCTACGCCCGCATCCGCTACGTCGAGGGCTCCGTGCTTCTTGCCGGATGGCGGTAGGTTCAACTTGAGGTGGGCATCGACGGCGGCGCTTACCCAGTCGGATGGGATCACAACTCCCTCGATGCTCGCGCCGTAGTTCATGTCGAACTCTTGCGCAATGGTCACTGGATCGAACTTGAGTTTCAGTGCCTCGTACCACGCATCGTCCTTGCGTGGATCGTCGCGCCAGCTAAACGAAAATTTCCGGTACTTCCCGCCGTTCGCTTTCTCTGCAAACGGATTCGCCGTCCCGTATACGCTCGACATATCGAAGCGGCAATTGGTCGTAGCGGATAGGGATTGATCGACCAGCAAGGGATGTTCGAGGTGCGCCGCTTCGTCAATGAAATAGATTGCCGTCCGACCGCCTCGACCGATGTTATCTCCAACCTCACCGACCATCGAGGACTTTGATTCTGGGAACAGTATTCGCATGTGCGGGGCATGCTTGTTGATGTCGAATCCGCCGCGAAATTCTACCGGAAGGTTCATCATGAACATGCGCGCTTTGTAGAATAGGCTCGATGGGTCTCCCAGCCGGTCCACCTTGTCCATTTGCTGCGAGCCGAAGCCAATGGCCAAGTCTTTTCGAAAGAGGCACAGCGTGCACGAGAGCGCGATTGCGAGCCAGCTAATGCCAACATCCCGCGACTTCTCGGTGATCCCGAATTCCTTGTCCTTCCAGTTCTGCAAGGTGAACTCTAGCCATTCACGCTGGCGAGGAAAGAGCACGAACGGCATTGTGATTGGCACGGACGTTCCCGCGTTGCGGGGGTCTACAGTTACCCCAAAATCCTCGATAAACCGTATCGGGTTCTCCCGATAGTAGACCTTGAGCGCCGGTATCTTATCCGGATTCGCCCTGATCTTCTGCAACCGCTCGATGCGCTGACGGATGACCGGGAGGTAATCAGGCGAACGAAAATCGAACATGGCTCACATGCGTTTGCAGACTGTGAGGTTGAGCGCAGAGGCGTTGCCGCTTGGCGGCTGTCATTGTTTTCTCACTGCATCAGTAGATTGGCAAGCGTGGCTGCTTCATCCGCGTAACCCACTCCGTTGGGATGGATGGTATCGGCATAAGCAGGCGTCATATTGGCGTAGGATACCCATCGCTGTTGGAAGTTTACCCCCACGATATTGTTGGCGGCGGCAACCGCAAGAGCGGCTGCCCCGTACTGCCGTTGAATAGCATCGGTTTGCAGGGATGTGGAGCCAGGAGGACCTACCATCATGAGGCAATCACCAGAAGTCAGTGCCGCCGTCACAATGGCCTGAATGCTGGCAGAATAAGTCGCCAGCGGTGTTGCCGCGACAGCATCGTTGATCATTAAACTCAAGATGGTCAGGTCCGGAGCCCACACATTGAATGTTCCGCCAGCGAGCGCCGATAGACGATCCCAGCCGTAGGGTCCTCCTGTGTTCGTATAATTCCACCCCGTCATCATGGCCGTTCCGGTGATGCCACCGCTGATACCGGCGTTGATGACCTGAACTTCTGGAGTTGTCGAGTTGTAGGCAACGATACCGGAAAGGTCAAACGCACCTGGGCCGCCGCTGGCTCCTGAAGACTTAACAATATTGATGGCATGTGTGCCCAGCGGCACCGCGATGGTGTTTTTCTGCAGCGCCGTTCCTGCAAAGCCATTGTAGATAACAGGGACCACATTGACGGTTTGAAGCACTGGACCACCATCCACGGAGACGGTGTAGGAAAAAGTTGCGTCAGCAAAACAATAGATATCTACCGTGTCAAACTGGGACTGAGTGACTGTAAACGTAACCGTATTAGCGGCACTCACAGCGCCAGCGGAAGTGTTGATGGTGTCCTGCCCACCCAGAACTTGCCTGGTGTTGGCAAATGATGAAACCCAATTTGCTCCGACTACCAGACGATTGTCGACTTGCGACGTGTAATTAGCGATGCCGCCATAGTTACCATCACCGGCAAAAGAGTTCCAACTCGCCGGCAGCCCGCGCGCCGACAGCATTTGCGCTAACTGCGTGGGATAAGACAACCCCATGTTCCCGGTAGCGCCGCCAGAACCGTTGCCGCGCGTCGTTGATTCGCCAATCGTTAGAATCTTCGCACCGCCCGTCTTTGCGAGAACGCGGCCGCGCGCCTGCATCCACTTGGGCATCAGTGAAAGGCTGAGTAACCCTCCCGAGCCCGTCACATTCCCCGCCGGTATCGTCGCGTTGGCGAGAGGGCCGGTGACGTTGGCGGCGGGTACTGGCAAATTCGGTTCACTCAATCCTGGAATTGTTACAGGATTGGATGTATATAGGCCCATAAATATTCCTCAATTCACGTCGAAAATGAGTTTGCCAATCAAAAAATCTCCGCTCGCCAGCGCGGCGGTGCACATGACTTCGTAAGTCTTCCCAGGCGTGGCCGTCGTCGCGTCGATCTGCACCGGGGTCAAGTTGTTCACGATCACGTACCCGGTAGTAACGATCCCGAGAGGCGCACTATAGGACGCGGACACGACGCTTGTCTGCAACGATGCGACGCTCAGCGCTTGGCTGGTCCACACCACGCTGCCGTCGACGACCATCTCGCCCACCGCATTGTCCGGCCACACGGGTGCGTAGTTGCCAGTCTGTCCGGCCGTCGTGCAAATGTACTCGTAGCCGGTCCATGGGAAGGGGCGGATCACATAGCCCAATGCCGCCGAATATCCCGGCTGCCACAGGAATGCGAGCCAGTACGTCCAGTCGATCGCGTAGACCGACACTTCGCCGGGCCCCATCGGGAACTGCCCCTCGGGGAGCGGTCCAGGCTGGTAAATCCCCGGTATTTGGTGAGAGAGCAGGATCGGCAAGTGATAGCGCTCCAGCGTGGTCAGCGGCGGATCAAAAATCGAATTGCCGCTAATCATAGCAGCGAGAGCGGCGCCCTGGGGGAAGGCTGTGCCCTGAAACGACCCCGCGCCTCGAGCGCGCGCCTTGAATGTGACGCCGGTACGAATAGTCGCCACCAACATGCTTGAGTTGCCGCCAATCTGCGCGGTGAGTGGCTTTGGCACGATTATCGAGGATACTGCGGATCCAGACCCGGCTGACGAAGCGTGCAGGTTGAAGTCCGTCAGCAGCGGCGCACCGATCTGTGACCGGCCGCCCGCGCTCGATGCGATCCGAATACCCGTCGTGGGGGTGCCTGAGATGGCCCCAGCGCCGCTCATGGCTGTGGCCAGGCGAATCCCTGTGATAACCGCGCCGCTCGCGTTGGACGCTCCCGTGGGGCGAGAGACAAGGGCAATCCCCGTGGTCAATGAATCCCCGCCGTAACTGCGCCCGCCCGCGAGGCAGGCGAGAGCAATGCCGGTCGTGAGCGCGCTTTGAGCTGAACCGTTGCCGCGGGCCAGCATACCGAATCCTGGAGCGGCCGTGAGATCTGCGGTCAAACCTGAAACGCCGCCAGCAGCCACAGTTGCCTGAATACTCGCGGTGAGGTCAGCCTGCAATGTCGAATCATTGGCCGCTGCCGTCGCGAGTGAGGCAAACGGTAGATTTGATATCGTGGCGGTGAAGCTCGAGCCGCCTTGCGCGTAGCTCACCAGGGTAGGCGTGTAACTGTACAGCGCCTCGCACCAACCAGCGGACGGATCGTAAAAGCCAATCAGCGCCGAGAAATTATTCGACGTCGCGGTGATCGCCCCGCTTGGAGCCACGGTCATGTACGTGGGGTCGTAGTAGACCGTGGTTCCAGCCTGAGGCTGCGCGATCGGCCACAGATAACCGTCGAGTACACCGCCCAAGCCAGCGTAGAGCGGGGATGAAAGCACCACGCTCGCCCACTGAACGATGGTCGCTTGCGAGGATCCAGCGCTCTGCGCTGTCGCCGACAGGCTGCCGCCGGCCGTGAACGACGACCGGCCGCCCATGAGGCACGAGAGGCCCTGATTGAGGGTGGCGGTAACGCCAGAGTTTCCAGCAGCCGAGGAAGCCAGCGCAGCGCCGGACGGAAAGGTAGGCAAACTGGATCCGTCAGCAAGCGTGCCAACTGCCGTCATGTTGAAGCTGTTGCCGCTCGAATCAGTACCGGCCGTCGCCGCATTCGTGAGTGACAGGTAACGGCTTAGATTTCCAAGCGCTACGATAGGAGTGGCAGATAGAAACTGCGCGTTGAGCTGCGCAAGCGTGAGTGGAATGTTCCACTCCATGTAATAGGCCATCTGCATGGCCTGATTCAGATAATTAGCGGCAATCCAGTCGTTGACGTTCGTGAACGATACGCCAGTCATTGACTGCGATACGAATCCTCCGCCAGCATTATCTTCAAAGTAACCAATGAGACTGCCGGCTCCAGCCGTGGTTGAGGTCATCGCATAGCAATTCCAATTAGTCCATGTGGGCTGTGAGCCGAAATTCTGGTAAGTGCCGGGAGCCGTAGTGACCGACAGCGATGGCAATGCCAGCAACGCATTAAATGCTGTAAATCCCGAGTTGGCGGCGATCAGCAAACTTTGAAAACTGGTAACCGCGGCCGAAGTTTTAGCCCAAACAAGTTTGGTGCAACTCTGTGGATTCGTCAGAGACGTCGTCGTCGCAAGACCGGAATTGGCGGCCGAAATTAAAATGCTCACTAGATTAGTATCCGGCCGTCGCCGTCGTACATCGTGAACGTTGTCGTGCTACCTTCATTCTAGTTTGTCCTTACGCGTTTCGAACACAAACGGCGTCTCTATCCTGCAACGTCATTCTTGTTGATGCAGTAAATGCAGCACCGTTATTGTAACTGCCGCCGTATCCCAGCGTCGCAAGAAAGTGCCCGCTGAATGGCATGTTGAACGTCTGCGCGCCATTGCCTTTTGGGTTAATGATCCAGACACAATTGTCGAAATTTGCCAGATACAAGCCATACGGCCCCTGTGCGAGCCATGGGGTGAGACTGCGAGCGCCAACGGGCTGCCCTGCCCAGTTGAGTTTGTTGTACGTCGTGCCACCAAGCACTTCATCGAACTGCCACACCTGTCCCGCTGCCGGGCCGATCCACCATGACCAACGCATCAGCATTGCATTGCCCAACTGATACCGGATTGCCTGCCAGTCTGACGCGAGCCATGCGGATTGAAGCGACGAAGTAAATGGCGTTTGTGTAGTACCGACAGACGACGGACTTTCAGTAAGAATTACGCAGTAGTTGCCGGGGGCCTGGTTCAGCAGCACTTCGTATGCAACGAATGCCGCGAGCATGGTTGTATATACACTGCCGCCGTAGTACTCGAACAAGCCGAACGGATTTTCAGCCATCGCGATATCGTATAATCCATGTACCGCAGCCGGATATACCGCCGCAGAACCGAACGGGAATCCGCCACAGTTGCCCCCGTTGAGGAACGGTGTGCCACCAGGCGTTGTCGAGTATAGCGAGCGCATCTTTGCGACGCGTTGGCTGAACCCTGTCGCCTGCGCAGGCATCACCGACGGGTTCTGTGTCGAGAAGTTGCAGACGTAATTCACCGCTGTATTGAGCCAACACCCACTAACCGATGGCGATGTTTCCTGATTGTCTTGCAGCACTCCGTCCAAGTATGGGTTCGCCGGATAGACCGGGTTGCTGGAATTCAATGCCTTGGAGTTGCCGAGCACGTACTCTTGATAAAATAGCCAGGCCAACATCTGCGGACAGTTGACATTGCCGGGACCAACGATTGACCCCATGCTGGCGACGTTGACGACGGGGGATGCGCTAGTGGTATTGGTCGCCACCTTCGGCAATCCATCCTGAGACGCGACTTGTGTCGTGCCAGGGTAGTTGGATACCAGCCACCAATATGGGCTGAGGTTGAGCGCCGCAAGCATCGCATAGTCGAAGAAACCGACGGCGGACGTTGACGGCCACCATTCGTTGTCGATTTGGTAAACAAGAGTCTTGCAATAGTTGCCCGCCGCAGTCGCCTGCGCCTTGACATACTGCATGTTGCTCGGAATTGTTGGGCTAAATATCCAACCGACGAAGATGTTGAAATTGTAGTTATGCGCCAGCCCTTGAAGGTAGGCATTGTTGCTGGTTTGAGGCTGTGCGTTCCAGTAGCCGGTAACTGGAAACCCAAGTGCGGCACTCGCGCTAATCGTGTAAGTAGCGCTCGCCACCGTGCTATTGAGAAACCCTCCAGCAGACGCGATAGCCCTTACCTGCGTCGTCGCGCTCACTGTAATCGGGCTTGAATATACGGTACTCGATCCGGTCGGCGTCGATCCGTCCGTGGTGTAGTGAATCACCGCTCCAGGCGTTGCGCTCGCAAGCGTCACGCTCTGAGCACCGCCGTAGGTGCCGGCCGATGGGCTGAATGTCGGGGCAGCGGCGAGGACGGGCGGGGCCACGTAGATAGTGTAAGAAGCGCTAGCTATGTCAGTCGGGTAACGATTTTGAGATATGGCAATTGCATTGACGACCTGGCTTACCGCAACGGACAGCGGCGCCGTATACATCTGAGTCGTGCCAGAAATTGGATACGCGGGCGCGCTGCCATCGGTCGTGTAGTAGATGCTCGCGTCCGTGGTAGAGCACGAAAGCGTGATGGTCTGAGTACCCGTGTACGTCCCGGCTGTGGGCGATATCTGCACTGGCGCGGGACTGCCTAGAGGGAACTGCCCGCGATACAACCCATCGCTGCACGCGGCCGGAATCGAGGCAATCCCATACGCAAGGGGCTGGCTGAGGATTGGTGGCGCCGGGACCAATATCGGCGTGAAGACTGATTCACCGGCCGCTGCTGCGGCAAGCGCTATGCCGCTGGTCATGGCTGCGGTGCCCGCTGATCCGCCCGACGCGAGAGCCGACAGCAGCGTAAAGAAATTGCCCGCGCTGAATGCCGCAATCGAATCCGATGCGTTGTCGGTCGAACTGTAATGAATCCCGGGGATGCCGGAGGAGATCGAGGCATCCGTCACGCTCAGTATCTGCGTGCCGTTCTTCGATACCGTGATCGTCGTGCCTACCGCTTGGGCATAGAGGACGTCGCCGGCGATAAGAGAGACACCCGTGGCTGTCGCGAGAAGTGTGCCAACTCCGGCCACGCGCTTGTACAGGAACACCACGCCCGGGGAGGAGCTGCCGAAAATGCGATAGAGCGTATTGGCACTTGTCGAACCGCGGAGAATGACTCCGACGCCAGCGCCATTGGCCGTTCCGATTGCCCCTACGGTGATCTGCGCCCATTGATCGTTGGGGTAGGTGACCGAGGTATTGAGCGAGCCCGCATCGTTCGAGGTGTAGCTCGAGGGTATCGCGTC